GAACGTACAGGTGCTGGTGAGCGCGGTCGTTGCGTGCCTCCAGCTTGACCAAGGCCAGTTGCGCCTCGGTGTAGGTTATCAGCAGGTCGTCGATCTCCTGCGTGCTGATCTTGTTGGCCTGTGCGTTGGCACCGAGGTAGATGCCTGGGGCCTCGTTGCGACCGCTGCCGAGGAAAGCCACCGTCTCGACAAAGACGCAGCACGCCTGGACGCCAACGCAGCCTTTCTGGATCTGAGCGCCGGCAATCGGAGCAAACGGGAAGAAGCCACCGCCGATGTTCTCGAACACCTCGATGGTGTGCCGATTCAGCGCGTAGACCTCATTGCGCAAACGCAGCAACGCGGTCACTGGGTCGGGGTCGGCTTCCGCGCCGTCGTAGCTGAATGGCAACACGGCCAGCGGGTCCAGGATGTCGGTGACAACGATGTACTGACCATCGGTCGTCATCCAGTAGCCGTCGATCCACACGACATCCAGCACCGTGCCGAGGTCCGGATCAGTGTTCTGGGTCAGCGTGCTGGTGGATGGGTTCCAGAAAAACAGATTGCCGCCCGAGGCGATGCCCAGCAGGTCGAAGCTGTAGTCCATCGACACCAGGCCGGTGCCTCCGACATCTCCCAGCGTCGTCACAGCGCCATCGCTGGCCACCGTCACGAGCTTGGTGCCCATGACCCGGTAGCACACACCGTTCCACTCGATGCCGCCACGGTCCACACCAGGGCCGGTGCCGTTCTGCACGATGCCGTCGCCAGGACGCAGATACCCCGTGCTCACGCCGCTGTTCTTGGGAACAGGGACGAGGTTGACGGGATAGGCTACGCGAACGTCGCCTGCGCCGTCCGTGTATATGCCGCTGACGATGGGTACTTGAGGCATGTCACTTCTTCGCTTTATTCCTGGCCGAGATCGCCTTGGCTTTGGCCTTGGCGTCAGCCTTGGAAGATGCGCCCCAGGCCCGCAGTGACAGCAGTAGCCGGGTCGGTTCGCCGTCTTTGAACTCCGGCCCCGGCATATTGCCCATGCGAGCAAGAAAGCTGGCGCGGCGAGGATTGTCGCCTGTTTGCACCGGCGGCTTCAAATTCATGCCCTCGGCTTTGGCAGACGCGCGGCCTTTGGCGTTCAAGCCGCCGCTGGGGCTCTTGCCCTCAGCGCGTTGCCAAGCCGGGGTCTTTGCCATCACTTACCCGACAGAGGTTGTGTGGTGATCGCCCGCAACACCACGATGGCCGCCGCGATGACGCTGCCGACGATGGCATGGCCCCAGGGCGGGATCGGCAACTGCAACACGAAGCCTTGCAGCACACTGAGCACCGCCAGTGCGATGGCGAACCAGACGGTACGGGACTTGAGAGCCTGGGCGAGCATGATCAGAACCACATCCGCTGCGGCGTTGCCGGGAAGACCCGGTATGCCTCAAGCTCAGGCGCTTCGGCGTTGTGGCGCACGTTGACGTGCCAGCCGTCAATCGGAGCGTGCTCGAACACTTCGCCTTCTTCAGTCATCAGAGCATTGCCTGTTGGCTTCCAGATGGTGCCGAGGACGTCAATGGCTGCGTACTTGGCGCGGCGGTCATCGCCTTCGCCTTCGTAGAGCACCGCATCCGCATCAGCGGGGGTGTCGAATCGGAGATAGAAATCGGTGTACATGGTTGCTCCATAAAACTGTTGTTGAACCCAACGATGCCCTTCAGCCAGCACTGCCGGATCGGTTTCCGCGATCAGCTCGTTGAAGGGGTCGTAAGTCATGTGGTTGTGATGGTGATGAGTTCTGCTTGCGACAGACGCCTCGGGTAATAGCTTACGCGTCGCAAATACCCATTGAGATAACTTGTTCCAGTGGCTGAATAGCCAAGAGCTAGTGATGTAACTGTAGGCACTGAACAAACAGTATCTGTTGGTTTTGATACGCCGTTCCCAGCCCATTGAGTGTTGTTTTCTGCATAAGCTAACGCAACTTTATTTGTGGTAAGCGTAGTGACTGCTTGATAGGTTAATTGCTGAACACCGCCAACGATCATGGAGTTGTAGATAGCAGTTGATCCCGGAACAGTAAGCGCAGCAGCAATAGCTTGAGAAGCCCCACTCAAAAGCGTAGCTTGACCACTATAGTTGCTGAAGTTACCCGTATACCCGCGAGTCCATTCCGCATACAGCGTCCCCTCAGCCGCGCTAAACCAAGGACTCAGCGTATTCACACTCGCCACATCGGCTGCACGGGTGACGGCGGAGGAGGTGGTGGGGATGTAGCTGGTGGGGAAGGCTCCGGCTTCGAGTTGCGCGCCCCAGATGTAAACGCCACTGGTGCCGTCTCCTAAATAGTTAGTTGTTGTACCTGACTCAACCAGATACACCAGCATGTTTGTAGAAGCTGTAGCTGCCGAAGCACCGACAATAATGCATCTATACCAACCATTACCAATTGATTGAATGGATGCGGTGCCACTAGTAGTTTGCACTACAGTGCCGGCAGACAAGTCAAATATAGCCCTAGCGCCAAAAGTTGTAGTATTCCCGGCCCTATACTCAATGCGTGTCCTTTCCGCAGCTTTTGCAAATATGCTTACAGCATAAGTTACGCCGGAAGTAAAACTAAAAACTTGACCTAATGTGTGAGTACTGGTTGTGTTGTCTTCAATAAGCTTATCTGCGTTGCTTGTGCCATCAGGAGAAACTTCAACATCAACACTAATTGATGCAGCAGAAGGTGTCCATGTCGTCGCAAAGTCTTGGGACTGCAACGCCAAATTCGTCCTCGCCTCCTCAATCAGCAGCCCATTAGCCGCCAGCGTGGAGGGGTTGTAGTCGAACCGAGGCGCGTCGGTCGTGGCCGTCTGGAGCGTGCCCGTGGCATCGAAGTACGTCGCAGAGGACGCGCGGGTGAAGGTGATGATGTCGGAGAAATTCTTGGAGACGAGTGCCATTCCGGGCTCCCAAATCGAGTATTGCGTTGCTACTTGATAGTTTTGCGGGATGAACTCAAGGTCGATTGAGTCGCCATTGGGGTTGTCAAGATCCAACGGCACACCGGCAAAAGCTAGATCAAGCGTAGGCCCAGTGGTAAGCCATGTGCCACCAGCGCCGCCGGCTCCGAAGAACCGTGCTCGGTTTCGAGAGCGCGTCAGCGGCGTCATTACATCCCCCGGCCAGCCATGATGTGCAGAGACCCCGTGCTGCCGCCTGTGATGTACGCCACCGTGCTGTCGTCACGAGACTTGCTCAGAGACACCTGCGTACCCGGCAGCACAGGGTAGTCAGCCGTCGTGGCCGTCTGAGCACCTTGGCCGATGCGGACGTAAGAGACGACCGAAGAGCTCAGATTCGTCACCACCACCGCAGGTGTGCTGAACGTCAGCGTGGACGAAGCAGACGCCGCGCCAGGCGCAACAGTGATGCCGGTGCCATAGGCGGGATTGAAGGTTTCAACATCAGATGCCATGATTCAATCCTTACACAATGCGATACCACGAGTTCGTGGCTTGGTAGAACCGGATGCGAAACGGCGTTGCCGCCGTAAGCGTGCCGCCTGACGTCACACCAGATAGCGCCGAGGCACCGTTCAAGCCGATGTTCAGCGTAGTGATGGTTTGCGTGCTCGTGACCAGAACCTCGGTGCCGTCAGGTGTGCTGGTGTTCAACGGCAGCGTCAGCGTGCCAGACGCAAGCGTGCCAGCAGGCTGCAACAGCATCCACTGCTGTTCGGCGACTGGTGTCGGAACAGCAATGCTGAACCCTGTCGCCGGAACTGACAGCGTAACAGCCATCGTAGGCGATGCAAACTGCTGCTGAAAATACGTCAACAGAGATCCAATCGACGTGCGCCGTGCGTCGCCGTTGTTCGGGCTGTAGACCGGAAGTTGATCGCCGGATGAAATCGGGCTCAACAGTGGTAGTTGATTGATCGTAGGCATCAGTTGAACTCCAAAACGCCATCAGCACCGGCGTCTACAGGGGCCACAGGAGGCCGCAGGAACGGATCGTCGTACACACGCCACGGCTTGTTGCCAGCACCTGACGGCATCGAGCCTGGCAGTTGCTGTTCAGCAGGCAGCGTAGCCCTCGACAGCAGCGTGTTGTAGGCGTTCTTGGCCGCCACCTTGGTCTCAGCCATGACCTGCTTGCCGTAACTCGGCGCAAGGCGAATGGCGAGGTTGGTGATGATCGCCTCGTTGGCGCTGTCAGGCACCTCGGACGGCGAGTTGATGTCGCTGTCCTGCGGCGATCCAGGAATCGGATACCCCAGACGGATGCCCTTGGCGTTCCACTCAGCCATCATCGAATCGAGCCGGCGCAGGGCAGTCTCCAGATCCTGCGGCTGGAGGTCGAAGACGTACTCCGCCAGCCCGATCTCTGACAGGGCAGCGGTGACAAATTGGCGCTTGGAAAAAGCCACTTCAGGCTCCCTTCATCGCCTCATTGATGCGGTCAAGGAGACGCTCATCGGTCGTGCGGACGCCGAACCGGATGCCAAGTAGTGTAGCCTGTTGTTCCAGCTCTGCGCGAGTCGGCGGCGCGCTATCGGGCGGGATCTCGACGGGTTTTGGCTTGCTTGCCGCCAAACGTGCAGCCTTGAACGCCTTGCGCTGATCAGTCTTGCGCTTCTTGACCGTCTTCCAGTCAGCAGAGCGCTTGACCACGTTTGCCGCATCACCAGCCGCGTCGAACGCCGCTTGCAACGTCAAGTGCCACCCGTTGGCAAGATGTGCGTC